GTAGATGTAAGCGAGCCAACAGGTATTGAAACCGTGGCCGAGTCTGTTGGACAAGGTGATTATCTTGGTGAAAGCGCAGATACTATACAGTTGCCCGACGGCAGCACTTTTAATCTTGGAAACTTAGATTTAAGTGGCATAGGCCAAGACCTTGGCGGTTTTGAATTAGGCAACGTTAACCCCGGCGGCGTAGACCCTTCTTTGTATAGCGATCCAGACTTAGGTGGCGGTCAAGAACCCGAATTTGATAGAGGAAACATTGGCTTTGGACCGGTTGCTGTTGATGGTGGCTATTCCTACGATGGTAATGGAAATGAGATAAATGGCGGTCCCGCAGGCGGCGCACCGGTGTTTAATCCCCCACAAGGCGCGGTAGATGAAGCGTTCGGCACTACCTTTACCCCCGATTTGAGCAATCTTGATTTATCCGGTTTAAACTTAAACCTTGGAGAAGGATTTGACGCCGGAGGCTTTGAACCAGACTTCACCTTCGGTGGACCCGGACAAGGCGGCCCTAACGGCGGTCCCGGTATGGGTAATGGCCCCGGAAACAATATGGGTAACCAAGGCGGTGATCCGTACAATCCAACCGTAAATGATACAGACAACCCTTATCCGTTTATTCCGGATGGGGTTAATATTGACGGTATGACTCCAGATGCCTTGGCAGGTCTTAACAATTTCTACGAAATGTACCCAGATGGTTTTGATTATAGTGGTATGGACTTTTCCGGTATAGGTAACATAGACCTCAGTGGGGTCTATCCCGGCGGAAATACTGGAACAGGCGACGGTAATTACACCGTTACACCCGTAGACCCTGTTGGCGATTTAGGTGTAGGTGATGATACCGGCGACGCGAGTGACCCTATTGACGTTACTACACCGTATGTCCCACCAGACGTTCGTTCAGCCAGTTCGTTTGGTTTGACCGGCGCTACACAAACAATGCCTGTATCAGCTAACCCGTTTAGACGACCCGAATCGCAACAAGGACTGGGTTCGTTAGCTGGGGGTGGTTAAAAATGTTACAACAATTAATAGGGCCTGTTACAGGCCTACTCGATAAATTCATTGAGGATAAAGATCAAAAAGCAAAATTGGCCCATGAGATTGGGACCATGGCAGAAAAACATGGGCAGGAGATTGCCCTTGCGCAGATTGCGCTAAATACCGCTGATGCTAAAGGTAACTTTTTCCAATCTTCTTGGAGACCCTTATGCGGGCATGTTTGCGTTCTTGGTTTAGCCGTCAATTTTTTAATCTCGCCAATTGCCGCAGGTTTTGGCATAACAGTGCCACAAGCGGACATGTCGGTAATGATGCCGGTGTTAATGGGAATGTTGGGTCTAGGCGGACTCAGGTCCTTCGAGAAGACGAAAGGCGTAGCAAAATGAGTTTTAAATTATCACAACGCAGTCTAGGTAAACTGGAAGGCGTTCACCCTAAATTACAAGAAGTGGTTAAGTTAGCGATAGGCTACACTAACGTAGACTTTGGTGTAACTTATGGGGTACGCGATCCTGAAGAACAAGCAAGGCTTGTTGCCGCGGGTCGATCACAAACAATGAAATCTAAGCATTTGCTACAAGACGATGGGTATTGCCATGCTGTAGACGTAGTTGCTTATGATGGCTCAGACGTGGTTTGGGAAATAAACGTGTACGATGACATTTGTGATGCTTTTAGAAAAGCAGCAATAGAAGTTGGTATCTCAATAAAGTGGGGTGCAGCTTGGTCCGAAGGTGATATTCGCGGTTATGAAGGCACGGCAGAAGATGCCATGAATGCTTACATTGACTTGCGTAGAAGCCAAGGGCGTAGACCTTTTATAGATGGACCTCATTTCGAGATAATCGCATAAAGTAACACTTTGTCCTAGCACATCCTATATATAATGTGCTACGATAATATCGGACATTGTTCGATAATATGCGAGGGGTAAATGGACGACATCTATATAGCCGAAGCGGTCTTTCGAGTCTTGAGAGAAAGGCGACAATCGGTGGTAGACTTAATGATATATGGTAATGTTAAGTCTATGGAGCAATATCGTGAGCTTATGGGCAATCTGGAATGTCTAAATCACGTGGAACAGGAACTCAAGAGCCTGCTAGATAAACAGGAGCGATCTAATGACTAAATCTAAAATAGATTTGTCTGCCGCACCCAATGCTGCTTTTCAAATAGAAAGCGAATCGGGTCCGTCAGAACCAATCAAAAAAGCGCCAGAAAAGAAAGGCACTTCGCCTAACTTAGCGGACGCTTACACTGAAAAGCCTCGTCTCAATCCTGAGATGATTGGTAAAACACTTCTGGACAGAATGCCTAACCCGACCGGGTGGCGCATTTTAATTCTACCTTATCAAGGTAAAGGCAAGACCGCAGGCGGTATTTTCTTACCCACCGATACAGTAGAGAAAAATCAAGTATCAACCCAAGTTGGATACGTCTTAAAGGTAGGTCCTTTGGCTTACAAAGATAAAGACAAGTTCCCAACAGGTGCATGGTGCCAAGAAAAGCAATGGGTAATGTTTGCCCGTTATGCTGGTTCTAGGTTCCAGATAGACGGTGGTGAGGTTCGTATTCTTAACGATGACGAAATCCTATCTACCATTCTTGATCCTGAAGATATTCACCAATTAACGTAAGGAGAGATAATTATGGCTGATGCCGAAAAAGAACAAGTCGAACTAGACTTGGGGGATTCACAAGAAACTGAAGTAGAAGTTTCTGAGGACCTTTCAAATGATAACGAACGTTCGTCGAATGATGACGATCAGTTTCAAAAAGCTGAAACCTCTACACAAAAGAGGATTGATAGGCTTACCAAGAAAATGCGAGAAGCCGAGCGGCGTGAGCAAGAAGCTATACGTTACGCTCAAGGCGTTCAAAGCGAATCGCAACAAATTAAACAGCGTATGCAGACATTGGACACGAATTACGTGTCTGAGTATAGCAACCGTGTGTCTACGCAAATGCAGCAAGCAGAGTCTGCTTTAGCGAGAGCCATTGAAATTGGCGATAGTCAAGCCACCGTAGAAGCGCAACGTGCGCTGACTGGTTTAGCTATACAAGCGGATCGTGCAGCGCAAGCAAAAGCGCAATCTGCAAGGGCTCAACAACAAGCCCAAGCCGCGGCGCAGCAACAAGTTCGCCAGCCTATGCCTGCTCAACAGCCTAAAAGGCCAGACCCTAAAGCAGAGCAATGGGCCTTAAAAAATAGCTGGTTTGGCTCCGATGAAGCAATGACTTACGCTGCTTTTGGAATCCACAAAAAATTGGTGGAAGAAGAAGGATTTGACCCTCAGAGCGATGACTACTATACTGAGTTAGACAACCGTATTAATTCTAAGTTTAATACAGGTGCTACGGCTTCTAACAGACGACCCGCTCAGACGGTTGTAGGAGCCTCAAGAAACACTTCTGGGCGCAGTGGGAGAAAGGTTAGACACACCCCTAGCCAAGTCGCGATAGCGAAGAAATTGGGTGTGCCGCTTGAAGAATATGCGAAATACGTGAAGGAGTAAAAGAGATGACTGACCAAAATAAAGAAATGGGTACTACCATCAAACGTACTGCTCGCGCAAACGAAACTCGGGAGAAACAGGCGCTTCGTAAGCCTTGGGCTCCACCGTCAATGTTAGATGCACCACCTGCCCCTGAAGGTTTTAAGCATCGTTGGATTCGCGCCGAAACGCGAGGATTCGATGATACAAAGAACATCAGTGCCAAAATGCGTGAAGGTTGGGAATTGGTCCGTAAGGACGAATACCCGGACTTTGAATCGCCAGTTGTCGAATCAGGTAAATATCAAGGTGTGTTTGGAGTAGGCGGACTGCTTCTTGCCAGAATACCGTTAGAAACTGTAGCCGAGAGGACTGATTACTTTAATAAACGTAGTCAAGACCAAATGGAAGCGGTAGATCACGATATGATGCGCGAGAATGCACACTCAACTATGAAGATCAGCAATGCTGATCGTCAATCTCGTGTAACCTTCGGTGGTCCAAAAAGATAATGGACTGCCCTTATTAGGAGAAACTAAAAATGGCAAATCAAAATACTGCCTATGGTCTTCGTCCTATCGGGCTTACTGGCTCTGCGGCTAATTCTACTGGGGTAACTCAGTACGAAATCGCATCCAATAACACTAATGCTATTTTTCAATATGCTATTTGCGTCCCTCTGGCCGCTGGCGTTATTGACCAAGCAGGTGCTACCAATGGTGGTACTACGCAAGCGTTAGGTGTCCTGATGGGGGTGGAGTACGTCGATTCGGTTTCAAAGAAACCGGTTTTTATAAACTACTGGCCCGGATCGGGTGCAGTAAGCGTTGACACAAATCATCCTGTGAAAGCGTTTGTTGCAGACAATCCAAACCAACTGTTCCAAGTAGCGTCTGACGCTTCTTTGACAGACAAAGCAACTGCTCAAGCCGCCGTCTTTGCGAATGCGTCTTTGGGTACTTCTGCTAGAACGGGATCTACCGACAACGGTAATTCCACATCCGCCTTGGGCGTTTCAACAATTAATACTACTGCGACGCTTCCGCTTCGTATAGTTGGTATTATGGATGACGCAGGTAACAGTGATTACACTGCTGCCGGTATTCCACTTATTGTGAGACTTAACGCTCATTTCAATTCACCAAGTAGCCGTTTTGATTCGCAGACTACTGCGTCTACAACGGGCATTTAAGGAGGGCTAAACAATGGCTATTTCTCGCGCACAATTAGCGAAAGAGCTAGAACCCGGTCTAAATGCTTTATTTGGATTGGAATATAATCGTTACGAAAACGAACATGGCGAAATCTTTGAGTAAGAGTCTTCGGACAGAGCCTTTGAAGAGGAAGTAATGCTTGGTGGTTTCTCAACTGCGCCAGTTAAAGGTGAAGGCACTGCCATCAACTTTGACGATGCACAAGAGACATATACCGCTCGTTACACTCACGAAACCATCGCTTTAGCGTTCTCAATTACTGAGGAAGCTATTGAAGATAACTTGTATGACCGACTAGCGTCGCGTTACACCAAGGCATTGGCTCGTTCAATGGCTCAAACCAAGCAGATCAAGGCTGCCGCTATCCTGAACAATGCGTTCACAGCGGGTGCTTCTGCAATTGGTGATGGTGCAGCACTATGTTCTACGGCTCACCCAAGTTTATCTGGCAACCAGAGCAACCTTCTCGCCACAGCGGCTGACCTCAACGAAACTTCGCTTGAGCAAATGCTGATTGAGATTGCTGGTATGACCGATGAGCGTGGTTTGAAAATCGCGGTACGTGGTATGAAGCTTGTAATTCCAAAAGAGCTTCAGTTCATCGCAGAAAGAGTTCTGAACTCTAACTTGCGTTCGGGCACTGCTGACAACGACAACAACGCAATGAAGAACATGGGTATGATTCCTGATGGAGCAGTGGTTAACCACTTCCTGACTGACTCAGACGCATACTTCATCAAGACTGACGCACCTAACGGCTTCAAATTCTTCAACCGTTCGCCAATTAAAACGGCAATGGAAGGTGACTTTGATACCGGCAACATGCGTTTCAAAGCGCGTGAGCGTTACAGTTTTGGTGTTTCTGACTGGCGTTCAGTTTTCGGTACACCCGGAGC